TTGGTCTTCTGTGCTTTGCTCCTCGTTTGGAGTGCTCATCATACCTTGAAGTGCTGCTTGTGCTGATCTTACATCAGTTACAGGCACACCACCATTAGTGGATTCTTTTACAGGGATATCATCTTTTGCCATGATTATTTACCTCCCTTTAATTCGTTTTCAACTATCTTTCCATTTTCCATAGTATTAACAAGAACATTTTGAGCTGTTAAGACTCCTCTTAATGAAAAATATAGAGATTCTCTTTTACTAGATTCTTCTATATCAGTTCTTATCCATTGCTGAAAAATATCATTTTGGATAACTTCATAAGATTTTATCAAGAGAGGGTCTGTTAATAACCTCTCAGCATCTTGTCCTTCTTTTATTGCACTTTCTTTATCTGCCATTGTTTTCTCCTATTTGGTTGATTCTATCCACAAACTCTGTGGTTATAGTTTTTCTCCCAGCGAGATACCCATGAATATCATTCTTAGAGATTGATGTTTTCAAGTGTAACTCATTTACTGAAATGCGATATTTCAACATTAGTTGTTGTAATTCTGTATTTGTAAGTTCTGATTTTTCAGTTAATCTAGCCAATTATTTTTTCTTCTTTTTCTTTTTAGGAAAACCAGCTTTCATATTTGCATATGCTTTATCTGATATTGTAGAGTTCTTTTTACTTCTACTTGTTCCTGCTTTTTTCCTTTTGTTAATATTTCTGTATAAGCTCATTTTCCTACCTTCTTCATTGCTAATATATGTGCTTGTTTAAAGGTTTTACCCTTATTCATCTCCTTACGCATAAAAGCCATATGCTTTGCAGTATGATGCACTTTATGCTTTGCAAGAGTTGCCCTTTGTATTTTAGTTAACATTTATTTTTTCTTTTTTGTTTTTTTAGTTTTTTTTGGTTTTTTCATTCCGTACATTATAATAACCTCAGTAAGTTTGCGAATTTATCTGTCATTAATACAAAAATAACTATAGCTCCATAAGCTATATACTTAAATCTAAAGACTTCTATTTTTACATCTCTCATATCTTTTTCAATATGGTGTAGATGGTTGTTTTTTATATCATAGATATCTTTTTTAATAAGTTCTATTTCTGTATTTAACTCGTTTAAATCTTTCATGCTAGTGGCAACTTCTTTCGTTTAGGGTAAGTATTTAAAGCTATTGCTACCGATTGTTTTTGTGGCTTCCCTTCTTTTCTTAACATCTTAATCTTTTTAGAAACTAATTTGTTTCTCTCAATTCTTCCATGACCTGAGTATTTAGGGTATGACATTAGCTTGGCCCTATTCCAACTGGTCTATTTTGCACAGCTTCTAGTGCAAGTTCTTGTTCGTTTAAGTCAAGTTGTGATTTCTTAATTGCTAGTTCTTGTTGCTTGAGAGCAAGATTGATTGCTGCTTCTTCTTGTTTTAATTTAAGTTCTTGTGCTTTTAACTGCGTATCTATCTCTAACTCTTGAGCTTGTAATTGTAATTTTTGTAACTCAACTTGTGCTTTTCTTTGCTCAACCTTTTCCTCTAAAGTAGGTTCAGGTGGTGGTTTTGGTGGCATCATAGCTGGGTTAGATATAAACTGATCTGAGTTTTTATATCCTGACTGAGCTATAAATTCACTTACTGCATTGTATATATTTTGTGGTGTAACGAGTGATCCCATTCCACCATTTTGAACTAAACTTTGTATTATCTGCATAATAGAACCCATAGTCTGAGTTTTACTTTGCTGAGAACCTGACCCAACACCTACATTAACAGTACAATTTAGTTTTTCTTTCCAACGAGATACATCTATAGGTACAAATTTACCATTGAGATAAGCTATTTTTTGTCTATCTTCGTATCTTTGTACTAGTGAATAGATGTTTCTAAATAAATCTTTAATACCTGTTTCTGCAAATATACGAGCAATCAACTCAATTCTTTGCATAGCAGACTCAGTTGCTGCTGATATAGCTCCTGAAGTTACATGAGATGTTAATACATCAGGGTTTAATCCTTGCGACATTTTAGATACACCTGATCTTTCTTCTCTAATGCCATCTAGGTATTGTACCATTTGGAAAGCATAAGGTTGTATTTGTGGAGTAGGTAAAGCTGTAACAGCTCCTGGTGCTCTCATTCTAACGATTCCACCTGGCTTAGAAGATAATAAATCATCTAGTTCAACTTGACCTGCTAATACTGCATATCTAGCATTGTTAGTTAAATACATGTTATCAAGAAGATTTCTCATGATAGTCGATTTAATTAACTGTATGTCTTGGACTGTATCAGCAATACTCATGCCATGAAACTTGTGGGGTATAGGTAATGGACAAATAGTTGAGAAAGGTATTGAATCAATCTCCTCATTATCTAGTATTATATTACCACCTTTAGTAATCTTTCTTAACTCTGCTATCCCATCTCCATCGTAATCAAGATGTATATAACATTCTTCTAACCAAACTTTTCTTGATGGCCCACTACCCTCATCTGCTGGTAGAGAATCATCATCAAAGCTAAATCTTGCTATTCTTTCCTCGTTTAACTCAGCATTTGACTGTGTATAACTAGGTAATTCTTCAACTATTGACTTAGGATAGCCTTCTAAAATTAAATCAGATACTGTTTTTTTAACTCTATGACAGACAAAACTAGCATCTTCTACTGAAGTTGCCCTTCTTGATATTAAAAATTCTTCAGGTGGTACAGCGACTACCTTGACTTGTCCATCTACTTTAGTTCTTTTTACTTTAACATCGTGTTCAACAATAGCTGGAGATATTAAAGTACCAAAGTCATCAACTTGTTGTTTTTGTATAATAGTTTCTGTGTGTTCTATTACTTCTAAGTCATCGTTAGCTAGGATTGATTGATACTCAATCTCAGTTAGGTTCTCGTATGTTTCGTGAGATACCTCTTTTTTTTCTTCCCAGAAATGCTTAATGACTCCTGTCTTACTTATTAACGCATCTTTAAAGGCATCGTACAAGACCTTAAAGCCGTTATTTTGCTTGTTAAAGACATAGTTGACATAGTCGGTAGCTTGTTGTGCCATTTCGACATCTTCAGGGCCTTGTGGCTCAAACTCAGCGACATTGTTATGGGTTGTAAAAATACGCATTAATGATGGCATAATGTATTCGATAGTATCTCTTACATCAGTTGTAACAATCTCAGAACGACCTTCTATCTCGTTACCAAAAGGTTCTCCGAGATAATACTTCATAGCATCTTCTCTTTGTTCTGAAAGCTCAGTATTAAAGTCGCCTGAAGCAGACTCTATCTCATTACTCAGTTTTGATGCTAATTCATCATCGGTCATTTTTTTAGCCATTTATTTTCCATACCTTTTTATATTCATGTGTTTAATATCCAAGCCAATTTTTCATTCTTTTTATGCTAGGCGAAGAACCTAAACTTTTATATTTTTTTGTAGTTTTCCCTGTTTTTGAGTTATATATTACATCTTGTACTTGAAGAACAGGTTTTTTTCCTTTTTGTTGTGTATATTTAGATTTTATTCCATGTTCTTTCATAATGTTTACATTTCTTTTCATTTCCCAATCATAATCAGTTGGATGTATTTTTTCTCTTTTTCTTTCTATAGCTTTTTTAGCTGCTTTTTGTGCAGTAGCTTTTCTTTTAATTCCTTTTGCTACAGCTTTTTTAGCTGCTCTTTTAGCTGCAAATCTTGCTGCTGCTGATAATCCTGCTGCTCCTATTGGTATTATTGGTAATGGCATAATATTTCTCCTATACGACTGCGACATCAGGGCCTAATCTTCCCTTTCTGTCCCATCGTGATCCTTGTGTTGTTGAATGTCTTAGACTCATAGCTGCATATCTTGTCGCTGCCATTAAGTCATCTTTAAGTTTGACCAGTTTCCCATCTTTACGATGATACATACGATACTCCTCAAACCAGTCATAGAGGGTATTAAATACTTTAAATCTGCCATGTTCCATACGATCTAGCATTTCCATAAGACCTGCTTCAACCGAATTACCCCCTTTTTTCTCACCTATCGCTGGTGGGTTTTCAAAGTGGAAAGGCAGCATATTAACATAATTATCACGATACTGTTCAGCGAGAGTAA